CCGCCGTCAGTATCGGGGTCAGAACTTCCGACACCGCCAGACTTCAACCGGTAGATTCCGGCCAGCGTAGTGACCACAGAGCCCTCGTAATATTCCTGCGCAGCATCCCATTCGGCAATGCCCATCTGGTGCAGATATGCCAGCACCTGGGTAGTGGTGTACCCCAGCGCGTTGAAGTCTTGCAGCTTGGGCGCATCAGCCGGGGCTACGATGCCCCAGCCACGCCGAAACAGCGCGTTGATCTGTGCTGTCAGTGAGTCGTCAAACGTCTCAGTGCCAAACACAGTGCGTTCTTGCCCGATTGCCTCAGAAGCGAACGCTTCCAGGTTGCCGCCGTAACGGTCGATTTTAGCCATTGATCAATGCCCTCGCGAAAATACCACCCTCTCGGGTTGGATCGAATCTATCAGCGAACCCGAGACTGTTCGGGTTACTGTCGAAACCGAATGTTACACCAGGTTCTGCCAACACCACAAAGCTGTACCGCACCCCTTGAGGCTTGGGCAGCAGACCCAACCGACGAATCAGACGCAGTTCATCCAGTGAGACAGACGGACTGATGTAGAGCGTCAGGCTCATGTTCTGATTATCGACCACATATGCCCGTCCGCCAAACGCCTGATTGATCACGTCTTGGATGCTGATTCGATCATCAGACGCGATGTAGGCGCTGCACACGTTCAATGTCACCTTGGCGCGGATCAATCGCCGGTACTGGTTGTCATCAAGCTGCTGACTGGTGTAAGCAGGTTCAAAGTGCCTGGAGAACGGCGCACCTTCACGCAATGCGTCAAACCTGTCAGCAAAACCCCGACTATTGGGGTCGGCGTCAAAGCCGAATGTGATTCTCTCCAGCACTGCTGGGACAACACGCGGTACACCAACGATCTTGCCCAATACGTCCAGTTGCACACCGCGTGCAAAGTCAAGGTCGTATTCGGTTTCAAAGGCACGCAGCAGGTCGGCAATGCGCTCCCATGTGGATGCTTGAAGCTCGATTTCAGCCTTTGCCCTGGGCTTCTCCCAATACTGCTTGATCAGCATCAGGGTGTATTCATCGGTCAAGCTCATGGGATGACCTCAGTAATATCGATGTTGGCTGTTTCGATCTGGTACTTTTCGTCCAGTGCCGGTTCCAGCTTTCCGTCCGTCCAGGTCATGCCACCGTCATCGCTGATTTCAATATCGGTGACGATATAACCATTGCCGACACCGTAAGTGTTTTCATACAGTTTACCGGCTTGCAGCGACTCACCAATGACCAGTTCACGACTGGCAAGCTGCTGCTTAATCAGCTCCAGGTCTACCGGTTTATCAGTGTCCTTGCGTGTCACTGTCAGCCTCACGCTGATATCCACATAGGTTGGACGGTCGAACCGCATCACGTGAACCATGAAGAACTCAGCACCGTTAGGACGAATCAGGGTTTCAGTGAAGGTGCCTTCAACATTACCCTTGGTGCGTGCACCGCTGGTACGCTGCTTCACCAGCGTCTCTACAATGTTGTCCACCGTGCCATTCTCCACGATGGCCCAGACGGTGTTGGCTTCAATGCCCGTGACAGGATCGTCAGTGGGTTGGTCGTTCTCATAGACCGCCAGGTCAGTGACACCGGGGAGATTCGCCAACTTGGCGAACAGCGCCCCTACAGTGGAGTAAGCCGGGTTCTCAAGGCTGCGGGCACGACGCCTGCGAAACTCTTCAACCGTCTCTTCCTCACGTCCAGGCACCGCATCAACGTCAGCACGCAAGCCCGTGACGCCCCGCACGAAAGTGACTTCCTCAAACTCGGCACCCGTGGTCCCGGTCACTTCACCGAACTCAGCAGCGCGGAATGTCACGGTGTTGTGACCGGTGATCAGTTCCACTTCTTCAGGCACGATCCATTCTTGACCTAACTCGTCTTCGATGGTGTAACCTGAGTTCAGCATCAGCGGACGGTCTGTCGTGACCACCAAGTCCCACTGACTACGTGTACCCGGTCGCGGGAAGATGCCTGCCAGCTTGCTGATCTTGTTCAAGCCTTGCCCATTGGCAAAGTCAGGATCGAAGCTATTCGCCAGCGCCAGCGCGAAGGATTGCAGGTCCAGACGTGCGCGTGCTTCAATGCCGACACGCTGCCCATCCGGTGACTCTTGAGACAGGTTGATATCCTGCCCATAGATATCACGGTATCCCTGTGACAGCTCTTCAAAGATTTCTTCGAAGGTCTGAATCTGGACACCGCTGTTTGTGAATTCTGGTTTCATGCCTCGACCGCCTCATTAACTGCCTGTTGGACGCCGAAAATATCCTCATAACTGAGGATGATAGTAGCACGTCGATTGGCGCGATTGTGGTCAATGCCCAATTCCGTGATCCTCACTACCCCATCGGTCGCCAGGGTAATACGCTCCACTTCTCGCAAGATGCGGTTGCGACTGTTCGGCCTGCCAAGCAACTGAATCCAGTCAATGCCCGCTGTCACATCAAGAAACCAGTCACCCGCAAAAGAGCGAATACGGGTCATGACGTTTTGACGAATGGCGTCACTGTCCTGCACATAGACAGCACGACCACGACCAAACCGCCAGTCTCCTGTTTTACTCAAGCCCGATACCTTCATTGCGGACCTCCTGTAGGGCCACCGTTGTCATTCTCAGGATGCACGTGTGTGCCGAAGTTGATCCCACCAATAGTAGCAGCCGGGACCGTCAGAGTACCGCTGCAACCGATATCACCGTTCACTGTCAGGTTGCCGTTGATGGTCAGGTTGCCGTTGATGACCTGATCACCCGTTAGGGTGTAGTTGCCAGTTTGCTCCCGATTACCATCATGCACGTAGTCGCCTTGCTGGTACGTGTCTCCGATATGCGTGATCACGTCCGGTATCACGAAGGCTCCTGAAGCGGTGTTCACCCCGACGACCGCGAACCCGTCAGAGTAGTCATGCATCCGCATTTCAAGTGGTGGCTGGAAGTCACTTCCCGCGTACCAGCGGTCAAAGCATCGTTCGGTGAACAGCAGCAAACAGTAATCACCAACGGCGATGGGGTGAGCCGTGTAACTCCCACCGCCTTGAAGGAATACCGGGGGCACTTCAATGAAGTCAGGCAGTTGCACAGACTGCCCCTCCAGCATACGGTTGATGACAGGTCGGCAATTGATCGTGGTGGCATGCACTGCCGTCACCCGTGCGACCGTCATAGTGTGAAGGTTCACCAGGGCTTCAAACAGTTTGTCATCCAGTACCTGATAGAGTTCTTCACTCATTGCCCCACCACCTTGTAGTTTGCAGCACGCTCAGCAGTGACGATCTGTGTCCAGTCGCTGCCCGTATAGTCGCCTGAATAGTTGATCTGCTTGATGCGATAGACACCGTTCAAACTTGGTGCCGTGATGCTTGCCAACTCACACAAGCCCGCTACCTTCAGCGTGGGGTTCATGATGGTCTGGAATGTCACTTCACCCTTGCTGGCCTGAGGCTTGTTCATCAAGCCGGTGCGTGCGGTCACCAGTGGTGCCAGGTCAGTGCGAACTTCATCATTGCGCAACACGAAGAGCTGTTCATCATCAATAAACATGGCTTCGTTGTCGTCCAGCATATCGGTGATCAGACGGGCACTGTTGCCCACCAACACCTTCGGCCTGACAAGCTGCGTATGCGGTGTGATCGCACCTTCAGCCGTGTTCGGCATGTCTCCCAGAGCGGCACGTATGGCCTGATCTTTACCGCGTACTGTCACGCTGGTGAAGCTGTTCAGCGCATCCTGTCCACCGTCCAGGCATTCAATGGTGTTGACGAAATCAGCGCCTTCACGCTGGTGCTCACCCTTGCGGACAGACCCGCGAAACAGCAACGGCATTCGCCCCTGGTAACCTACCGACAGTTCCAGCGGGGTATACTCGTCTTCATCTTCGTCTTTCACCAGTGCCAGCCGATTCGCTTGACGCAAGTTCCACACCTTCAGGATCAGCTTGTTCAGCGCCACGTCCGTGCTTTTGGTGGCACTGAAGGTGATGTTGATAGGCGGAACTACAACCACCGCTTGATTGCCGACACCGATGGTCAGTTGGTAATCACGAAGGAACCGGGTCATTCAGGCACCTCCAGACCACGAACGTTTACCATCTCACCAGGCGTGACAAAATACAGCCCACACCGTCCCGTCTCGAAGTCGTCACGGCGGAAAGGGTCAATGCCGGTATCGTCCGTCAGCACCACGGTGAAATCGAACGGAAAGTTGAAGCTGCGAATGTGCAGCACTGACGCACTCAGCTTGATGCCACGTTGCACCTTGCCCGCGTACTCCACATCCATGACCCATATCTGCACCACGGGAAGGAATCGCAGCGTCAGGGTGATCTGACCATTATCGATCAACAGCGTGTGACGCTGGTGCGGGTCTGTTGTGATATTGCCAATTCGAATCATGGTTACCTGCCCAGAATGGAGGACGCCAGGGAGCGTGTGCGCGTCCCTTCAGCTTCAGCCGCTTCGGTTGTTGTCTCCTGCGCACCCTGGTTGGTTTCGCCTGCCACCGATGCCTGAGTAGCTGGCGCGGGTGCCTGATAGAACTGTTCAACGTTGGTATAGATCAGCTCTACGGATTCCACTTTCTGCAATGACAGCTCGAAGCGAATGACTTCAAACTGGTTGTCCCGACTGACAGACAGTGACGTAATCGCCATGTCTTCGTGTGTCCGGTAGGCCGCGTCTACGCTGATCAGTTGCTTGCCGTAGTACACCGCTTCAATGAAGTCGATGAACTGCTCACGCAACGGCTTTGCTGTCGCCTGGGGATTGAACGCATTGAACGCATTGCGCCCGATGTTAATCAGCCTGTCAGCACGATCCACCGCATCCATGACGCTTTGTCCAATGGACTGTATCTTGTTCAGTTGCGCCTGGGTACGGTTGGGCAGCAGGGTTGTCACCTGACCCACCGCGCTATCACTTGGAATGGTGATAGGCAGCGGGGGAGCAAGGCGAATGTGAAGGTCAGACACTTCACCGCTGATCGTCATGGTCAACGGATTGTTGATGATGTGGTCAGTCGCAACCGTGCCATCTTCCAGCACTTGAGTCGGCACCTTGGCGGTGTAGTCGGTAGCGTCCTTGACCTTGGCAAACAGCGTGAAACCACCGATGCCGACTTCCGTGTCAGCACCGCCCTGAAGCGCTTTGTTACGACCGTTGATGTAGTCCCTGATCACATGCCACCTCGATTACTCATGGTGCGAGTGTCTTCCATCTGGCGTTGCAAGGCGTCCTGCACCGCTGCACCAGCCCGTTCAGGATCATTGGTCGAAATGTTGATCTCGACGTTCTGGTCAATGTTGCTGTTCCATGATTGCTGTGTGGTGCTTCGATCCACAGCGGTATCTCGGTCGAACGGTAGGTTGACAGCCTGTTCATCCGCCATAGCTGTCTGGCGCGAGTCTGAAAGCGTGGGTCTTTCTGCTTCCTGATCGTCACTGATCAGGTTGATGGCCCAATCCGGCAAGATGTTCATCATCAAGCCTTTGATGTAGTTCGTCACCGTGTCCCACATGCCCATGATGCCGTCAAGCATGTCCTGGAACATGCCACGCACCCAATCAACCCACGCCTGGAAGGCACCTGCCAGCTTGTCGAAGGCAATCATGAAGCCTTCCACCATCAGGCCAGCAACGGCCTCCATGATGGCTCCTGCACCTTCCGCCAGGGTGGTGAACAACCCCAGCGCAAACTCCACCATGGACGCCATGGCATCACCGATGTGATCCCACGCCGCGCCGAAGTCACCTTGAATGATGGCAGCAACGGCTTTGAACATGGATTTGATAGCGTCAACAGCCGGGGAGAACACTTCGATCACCAGTGCAACGGTTTCTTCCACCACTGCCACAATGGCTTGAAGCGCGGGGCGAATGTCGATGCCGAAGAACGATTCGAAGAAGTCAGCGATGACGGACTCGCCACCCTGGAAGGCAACAATCAGGTCATCAA